TCTCTAGAGATTTCACTTGCACGACCTAAAGAGAAGCCTTGATCTGATTCCAATCTTGAAATTGGTACGTTCAATGATTTATAAAGTTTCTTTTGAAAATATAGAACATCTTCAATCTCACCTAAGTTCTGACCACCAGCAAGTGTAGAGATTTCAGTACCTTTACCACCTTCTCTACGTGGTAACCAGAAGTCTTCAAGCATTGTTTGGAATCTTCTATCATCACGGATCTCACCTGTTTGTGCATCGTAAACAAGTTTGTTCTTATATTTTTGCATCATCTCACGAAGATATTGCTCTGCTTTCATTTTTGGTAAATTACCAACGTCAATGTAGAAAATACGGCGTTCTGGTGCTCTTGAAATTCTATAGATAACGGTGGCATCTTCAAGCATACGCAATTGATTGAGTGGCTTGATTGCCTTATGTAGATGTGATATAACAACCTTGCCATCTTTATCAAATTGACCACAATGAACATAACAAATGGAGTCTGCTGCTATCTTAAGACCCTGTGCTCCGTCTTTTGCGAAACCTTTGTCTGAGAAAATATAATATTCATTTGGTTTACTGTAAATTTGTGCAACACCAGTTGGATCTTTTTTCTTGACTGATTCACGGACTTTACGAATCTTTCGTGGATCAATGTAGCGGATCTCACGAAGACCTAATCGTGGATTCTTTTCATCAATAATCATGTGATAGTATAATCGCCCATCAATGTACCAGCGCCGAAAGATATCATATCCCATATTATTGAAGTCAAGAAGTTTCATAACGTGTGAATATTCATCACGAATTTTCTTTTTGATTGATTCTGGCTGTTTAAGTTCGTCTAATACAATCTCAACAGGATACTTATGCTCTTCGTATACAATCGCTTCGTTTACGATATCATCAATCGCTAAATCACACTCAGGCTGCATTGCCATTTCACGGTACTTATTGATAAGTTCAGAGTCGGACCGTATTTGTCCTTCTAGATCAACATAAGTTCCGTATACACCACCGGCTGATATAGCAACTGCACCATCATCTTCAGCTTTTGGAACAAACGATTGTGGTAACGATTGTTCTGGCTCATCTTTTCCAATTTTAAAACCAAATAATTTGATTGCCATGTTACTCTCTTATTAAATGAAAAGGGAGCGTAATAGCTCCCCTTGTTGATAACTATTACGCAACTATTTATTCGTTGCGAAAAAGTATTTTATATTTAAGTTAGAATTGCATCATCATCAACCTCACTAACATCTGATTCCGCTGTCATCCAATGATATTGGAATGTCACACTAAATTCTGACAAACTATCTGTTGAATCATAAGATAATTCAATTGCACCCACTTCGGTTGGAAATGCTTCAGCTAGTTTATAAGTTCTAGACGGTTTACCATCAGATTTTAAATGTGTTACAGATAATGATGCAGTGTAATCAAATGCGGCAGCATCACCAGCACGAAGAGTATCACTGTTATAATCGCTTGTTTTAATTCTTTCTGCCCACTGCAAGAAAGAATCTCTTAGAGCATGTGCTTCGTCACTAATAAACGTAACTGTCCAATCTGCAAATGTTCTATCTCCTGGAACTTTAATTCTTCTACCGGCTCTGAAAGGAACTTCAATTACACCAATAGTCATTCCTGGAATTGCTGCTGTTTTACAAAGTAAATTTGCTGTGTCTACAGTCATCTCACCGCTTAATTCATAACCTTCTGGCCAAACTAAAGACACTGAAAATAAATTTGGTCTTGCGCCTACACTTAATGTTTCTTTGATGTTTGCTATTGTTGTTAGTGCCATGACTTACTCCTTATACCGCAGCATCGTTAATGACAAAATAGTCATACGACCATGTGATGGTAAAATCTTCAACGGTATCCGTAGT